GGGCCTACGGCCCCCGGCATGGCGGTATAGTTAGCCAGCCAGGGCGGCAGGCAGGCGCCAGCCAGCCAGGGCCTTATGAGCACCAAGGCCAAGGGCCTACGGCCCAAGGCCAAGGTGCCGAGACTTTGTCGCCGACGCCAGCGGCCCACGGCCGCCGGCTACTGTCTGAGTATATGTCACTCGCACGCGTTCCCCACCCCTGGGGGGGTGGGGCCCCTTCGCGCGCGAAGAGTGCTGTAACCAGGTTGTTAACAAAAAGGTGGTTGACCAGATTCAGGCCCATGTTACTGACTAAACCATGGTTTACGGTTACCGAGTCTCGATGGATGCCTCAAAGAACCCTCACGGGGTTAACTCCAAGGGAACTAACCCCATCAACCGAAAGTTGATACTTTAATCTGGTACATAAGGCAGGCTAACTAAAAAGAAAAAAAAAGTGGGACTTTTGATTTCTGAGAATGACCGACACATGTCGCTCCAAAATATCCCGTAAACTAAGAAGTTTAACTAGCGTAATATAGCAGGATTAGACTATCTGGCTGTTGGACTGTCCGGAGTAGCGGACTTTTCCAACTACAAAGTTTCACGTCATATCTCGGAGTTCATCTTCAAGAAAAACATGAACCCTATGACTGATGCTCCTAAACGAAACCGTGCCGGTGACCGTATGAGTCGCTTTGTATTCACACTGAATAATTGGACCCAGCCGGAGTACGACTGGCTTACGACCTGGTTTCTCGAGAAAACCAAGTGGCTGGTGATTGGCCGGGAGGTTGGGGACAATGGTACTCCGCACTTGCAAGGCGCTGTCGTACTGGCAAAGCAGACGAGCTTCTCAACCATCAAGACCTGGAGTGGCTTATGTCGTGCCCACTTGGAACAGATGCGTGGGAAACCCGAAGACTCACTCAAGTATTGCTCCAAGCAAGATTCGAGTCCCTTCGTTCACGGGATCCTTCCTTCTCCAGGTAAGCGTTCAGACTTGACGAGTATTGTTGTAAGAGTGCAAGACGGGGAAACCCTGAGGCAACTTGCCAATGACGAGGAGGGAGGAGTTGCCATAGTGAAGTATAACAAGGGACTAACCGTACTCAGATCGCTCCGAGCCCGAGTCAGGGATCCCTGTAAACCTCCCAAGATCATCTGGATCTTTGGTCAGACCGGCCATTGCAAGACAAGATGCGCGTTCGAATTTGGAACCCGATTCTTTGGAGGAGACGAGGTCTGGTTATCTTCCGGAGGACTCAGATGGTTCGATGGATACGATGGACAAAGAGTTGCCATCTTGGATGACCTTCGATCTAAGCAAGTGCCACAGTTTGCTTTCCTGCTACGACTGTTGGACAGGTACCCCATGTCCGTTGAGTTTAAAGGCGGGTTCGTCAACTGGGCTCCCGAACTCATTTTCATTACTTCCTGCTACGATCCCGAGGAGTGTTTCCAGACCAGAAACACCCACAGACCTGAAGACATCCGCCAGCTCACCCGAAGACTTGTTAAAGTCTGTAACTTCGCCTCGACCATGGACACCGAAGAGAAAATGGGAATCGTCTTTAACTCCTGGAGAGAGTTGCTCGGAATGCCCTCCGGCTCCGAAGAAGTCGAAGAAATGCTCATTGACTGAGCAATTGAAGCAAGACTCGCGTCTTATGGGAACAGTGTGGATGCCAGATTATTATGACCTCACGTGTTATGAGGATTTGGATTGGTGGAAGACTTCCTCAGAATCTGATGAAGACGTTTAATTAAATAAATTTAATTTTTTAAATATCTCCGAAAAATTTGTTAAATTTTTGAATTTTTTAGGTCAAAAAAATTTTTCCTGCTAAGGTCGACCCAAGGGTCAAATTATAGTTTTCAGGCGAAAGACACCATTACAAACCATAATTATATGACCTTACGGAAATCAGTCCTGGACTAAGGACTGGACTAAGAGGTGGGGGGTAATACTATACCCCCACCCAAGAAACTTAAGTGTACACTATAAGTGTCTATATGCATGCATAGTTTTTTTTTCATAATTCCGAAGTGGAGTATACAACTACTCCTGAACATTCAAGATGCAGCGCCGCAAGCTTATCCGTGATCGCCCTTGGTATCAAAAAAGTCAGAGACCTCAGAAGAGGCTTAAGACGAATCCTCCGGTGGTTCTTCAGCTCCCAAGAAGAAGTCTTGGTAGAGTAGAAAACCTAGAACTTAAAGGAGTGGATGGTAGCTGGGGTACTGATGTGGTTGTACCCACTGACATGGCTACCGCAGCTGCTATCTACCCAATCAACTTGATTGCGCCTGGAACTGGTTCATACAACAGAATCGGCAGACAAGCCAAAATGAGATCAATTAGGTACACCGGTACCTTTCTCGTTGCTAGACAAGGAGGAGACGACGTAGACGCTACTAGAATCCGCATGGTTCTAGTTTGGGACAGACAACCCGGTGGTGCTATCCCTGTCAAGAGTGACATTTTCGGTAAAACCCCTCAAACTGGAAGTGAAGTGTCTAGTCCTTACGACTGGCTACGTTACGACAACATGGGTCGCTTTCAAATACTGAAAGATGACATTTATCTCGCAAATGCAACCTCCGGTGCTATGTGGGATCTTGGTAAAAGCTTCGACATGATCGAAAACTTCGATTGTTATGTTGACTTGAAAAACAAACAAACAACATACTCAGGACAAAATAGTCCTTCAACCATTGCTGATATCAGCAGTGGAGCTCTCTACCTCGTAGTGATGAGGAGAGGAGCAGTCGGAGATACTTACACAGTTACCTTAAACGGTACCTGGAGATTAAGATATACTGATTAAATCTTAAATAAAAAATTACTTTACTATAAATTTATAAATTGTCTTAATGCTATATTGTAATGTCATTACGCCATTGCCAAGGGCCTACGGCCCCCGGCATGGCGGTATAGTTAGCCAGCCAGGGCGGCAGGCAGGCGCCAGCCAGCCAGGGCCTTATGAGCACCAAGGCCAAGGGCCTACGGCCCAAGGCCAAGGTGCCGA